TAAGTTCTTGTATCATGTGGGATACTCTTTCAAGATTAACGGTTGGTCCGTCAGGATGGCCAAGTTCACCGAAAGCTCTGTTTTGCTTAATATAATTTTGCTCATACCTTTTTGTTTCTTTTTGCAGAATCTCCTTTGGATAAACTCGGCCATTTCTATTCTTTACATTGGCCTGCATGAATATACCTTCAATAAAGTAATTCTTTTCCCCTTTTTTGGAAGTTTCACAGATAAATTCTACTTCATCTAGTTCTTCGCATATAAGTTTCATTTTTCTCCTATTATGTGAAATTTCCTAATAAGTAATCAACCGGATAACCAAGTATATTATTTTGTTCGTATTGTGGAATATCATATCCAGCTGCCTGTTTCTTACATTCCATTATAATTGTATATGAATCAGTACCACCGTGACCCGCTGTAGAAAATTGAATATCTCCTAAAACATTACCAGAATCACCGGATGCGTTATTTGAAATTCCCGGCAATTCCATTGCGGGCATTGACCACATTCCATTACCTGATAATTCTGCAATATATGCTTCTGATCCACTTCCATCCCATTCAATCCCAACTTGTAGTCCAAATGTTGTCCACATTATCTTAGTAACTAAAACTTCGTAATCTAATTCTGTAAAGTTACCACTATTTGCAACGGTTTCTGTATGTGATCCTGATACTCCGCCGACAATTGCATCGCCATTGGACATTCCAGTATCGATTGTAGTTGCTTTCTTATTTGTATTATCCCAACCAACAACCGTTACAGTAGTTGCTCCTGCTGTAAAATCTGTAACAAGAAAAGTTTCTGCACCGCCGGTTGTTATTACTTCTCCGATCTTAAATTTTTCTGTAGATGCGGCGGACAAAGTAAGGGTATGTTTTGCCCAAGCAAGTGTCGATACATCTATTTTCTTAACATCCGATTCAGACGCGTCTGAAAAGAATTTAGCAATATATTTTTTTTCGTTATCAAGTAGTACTTGTGTCTCTGCTGCCATCTTCTATTTCCTCTTGACTTTCCGACTCTTTCGAGTCTGTCTCCGTTTTGGTTAAAAAAGTTTGTGCGAAATCTTTTTTCTTACTTTCTAATGATACCATCACTTTTTGTTGGAGTACATCACCTATTGCGGTCTTTACTCCTGCGGCATCATCTGTTGCGGATAATGCTACGATATCACCAATTGTAGTTTCATTAGACATAAATTTCCTCTATTATTAAATATCTCTTATATTTATACTATTTATAAATTTTAGCCACTAATCACTTTTAGATCTGGCTTATTTGCTGAAGGATCAAATTCCCATTGTTGATCCTCACCTTCTTTTTCCCCGCCACCAGCTTCTTCTTTCTCTTTTGCAATTTGTTCTTTCATATCATCTATTTGTTCTTGAGTCAATTTAAGAACGTGCTTATTGATATATTCCACAGAGAAATACTTACCAATAACAGCATCTCTATATCCCATATCATTTACTAACATTCCTAACCGTTCTCTCATCATTGTTGCTTGTTGTAGTTCCGCAAAATGTGAATCAGTTTGCCATTCATAAATAATTTGATCTTTTACAAGATTCCAATCTTGACCTGAAACAATTCCCTTGAGTAATAGTTGTTTCTCTATGAGATCACTAAACAAAATATTAAATCTAGACCGTAATCTTTCAATGAAACGAGTAAATTTAACTTCATCTCTAGAAATTTCTTCTGCTCGTCCTAGTATAAAGCCTGAATCCTGTTCTAACCGTGAAGGGGGAACATTGAGTGCTTTGTATAGTTTTGTTTTGAAGTAATCAACATCAGCCAATTCACCAAGATTCTCCCCTCCAGGCAACGTTGAAATTTCTGTACCCCTACCACCTTCTCTACGTGGAAGCCAGTAATCCTCTAACATACTCATGTGCTTACGTTCATCTTTAACTTCACCAGTATTGGAATCATATACCAATTTGTTTTTATATTTACTCATAATATCACGTAGATACTGTTCTGCTTTGATCTTAGGTAGATTACCAACATCAATGTAGAAAATTCTACGTTCAGGTGCACGTGAGATACGATAGATGACCACCGCATCTTCAAGCATACGTAATTGATTTAGGGGTTTGATCGCTTTGTGGAGATGACTTAGGACTATTTTTCTATCGGCATCTAATATACCAGAATGTACATAAGAGATAGAATCATTAGAAATTTGAACTGTAGCGCCCCCGCTACCGCCTCCTATACCCCTTTCATTGAACACATAATATTCTTGGAATTCAGAAGTATCAAGTTCTGTACCTTGGAGTCCTTGGACAACTTTTGGTTGTCTAACCTTTTTTATTTTTAGGGGATCTATTGAGCGAAGTTCTAATATACCACGTTTGGGATTTTTCTCATCAATAATAATATGAAAATATAATCTACCATCAACATACCATTTTCTGAACAGTTCAAATCCAACTTTTCTAAAATCAAGCAAACGAACTAGTTCTATGAACTCTTCCTTTATACTTTCTTTAATATTATCCGATAGATTGGATTTTTCTAGGTTAATGCTGACAGGAGATTCTTCCCTACTTGCAACTATAGCATCATTAACAACATCATCTATTGCTTGATCACATTCAGGAAATGTTGCCATTTCCCTATATTTTCGGATCAATTCTTGTTCATTTTTCGCGGCACCTTCTAGATCGACATATGTTCCATATGCTCCACCGGCGGGGCCGACTTCAAGTGCGCCATCTTCTGGTTCAGGAAGTGCAAAAGATTGTTTATTTTTTGCGTCCTTGTCAACTCTTCCTATAGAAAATCCAAATAATTCAACTGCCATACATTCTTCCTAATAGGTGAAATGGGAGTAGATTTCTCCACTCCCATATAAAATTGTTTCTTTCATTATCTATTAATTAAAACCAACTTACTTTGACTAGATCTCCAATAACTGAATTCCCAGGTTATATCATAGGTCTGGATATCATTAGTTTCCCAATCAACTGTAATTTCTCCAATTGCGGAAGGCCATGCATCCATGAATTCATAAGATTTTGTATAACTCCTCCTCCGGATTTTCCAAAAGTTTTAACTTTTAGGGTCCCAGTATAACTCTGAATCTGAGTCATAGCTGAAGCTCTTACATTTGTCTTATGAGAATTAAGTTGTTCCATCCAACTTTCAATGTTGTTTCGAATCTCCATTCCCTCATCATTATAAACGGTTGTAGTCCATTGAACTGCTGCACGATTACTAGGGATGTTTATACCTCTTCCCATATATGTAACAGTTGCTACATCAATTGTATCACCCGGTAAAGTTGTAGCTTTACATAAAAACTTAAAATCTTGGATTGAACTAGAAGCTTCAGTTCCTTTGGAAGTTGTTAGTTCTGCCTCAAATAAACTGGCTAATGCTCCACCTGCTTTTAATTTTGAAGTGAAGGCATCTATTGAAAATGACATAATTTCTCCTTTACGCTCCCGCGCCGATGACTATGTTAAAAGTAAATGGGGAAGCCTTTTTTACAAGTGCACCCTTCGGCGCCATCGTCTTTCCCCATTCCTTATGTATATTACTATTTATACAGTATTATATTATCCAATAATTTCTGCAAACTCAACGCCAGATCGTACTGCTACGAATTGTAGTTGAATAAAGTTAATTGAACGTGAAGGTTTAATGTAAATATCGCCACGGAATTCGTTACGATCAACAACTTCCGGAGTATTATTACTATCGTCACAAACTACAGCAAAATCTTGAACTCCACCTCTTCCTTGAATATCTCTCATGAAAGGTTCTACGGTAGAAGTAAATCTTGAACGAGTAAACGCATCGTTGAATTCGAACAAGAAGGATTTTGCCATATTAGCGATTGATTTTTCCAAAAGGATAAACAATCTTCGTACATTGATTCTATCAAATGCACTTGGTTTTGCTAATAGAGTTTTATCTCCGAAAAGAAGAATTCCTTGTCCCGGCATTCCAACAATTGGATTAATCCCATTTTTGTAGAGGGTATCCCGTTGTGTCTTATTCGGATTAAAAGGAAGTTTGATTGCATTTCGGATATTACCACGATCCATACCAGCTGGTGACCAGAAAGAATCACGGGATTGATCTGTAAATGCACAACATCCTGCGGTATCACCATTCAATGGAACATATCTGTACACATCATTGTATTTGTCATACATGTATTTCCATCCTGAATCCATAACGGCATAGGATGAACTTGGTAATGCATTTCGGTCAGTTGTGATCGAATCAACTTCACTTCCAGAATTATCAACAACACTTGCCATTAATGGTGAAACAAATGCAACACAATCTTTACGATATTCAGCAATATTGTTAATTACGTGAATTTGAGTAGCTGCGACTGCATCGGCTGTCATCAGAAGAGTAACATCTACTACTTCTGCATTTTTATATTCATCATAAGCTGTCTGAATATTTCCAGCGGAAGATGCTGTTCCAGCAGTTCCACCTGTTAGACTTCCAGAAATGATAATTCCCTTACCGTTAAATGTTCCGGATGCGACTCCACCCCAAGCGGTTGTTCCACTATCAAGTAATGTGTCTGCATCACCATTTGCGTGATGATCCATCCAACGAATCCACTTTGAACCTCTGTTAACTAGATCTTTGTAATAGATACTTTGACCGTCTTCACCTTTGGCTCCACCGGCAACTGATCCAGTATATGTTTCCAGAACTGTATTATTTGCTCCAGTAATTTCTCCGTCTTCATCAACGACAACAACATGAATTTCGTCATAATTTCCACTAAACCGTTTTACGTGAGCTGAAGTAACAGGCTCGCTATCGAAAGCATCTGCATATTCCCATCTACGAGAATGAGTGTTTGCTGCAGCGGAATTTGCAAAAGGTGTCGATACCGTC